TCTTTGTGTACCTGCTGTGTTGACCGCTGTTGGTTGATAAGTATTAATATCTTCTTGGTTTGAAAATCTAATAAACATTTCATCTTGTGTAGTTGGATCACCAATAGTTAATTCTGTTCCAAAGAATACTAAGTGTCTATCAGGCGTTGATACTAACATATCACGTGACGCTGTTGGTGCACCTGAAATAATAGTTGCTCTATTATTAACGGCTCCTGTTGCATTTGAATCCCATTCAAAACATTGTGCGTTATGAATTAGTGCAATTACTTTATCTCCAAAATTATCAATAGACCATAAACCTGGATCAAGAACTAAGTCACCAGATGCAGCTTCGCCCCATGCAATATAATCTGAACTATTAATTACTGTTGCACCATTTGAATGAGTAGCTGCTGTTGTATTTCTAACTCCTCTTGTAACCCCTGTTAAAGTATTGCCACTTATACCTGTGTATGAAATTTCTTCTGAATCTATTTGAACAAAGTTTGTACCTGAAGTTGGAAACAAAGATGCATCTGTTAATACAATAGTTGTAGTCACAGCATTAATACCACCATTTAAAGTTGTAGTTGCTTCACCTGTTACTGTTCCACCATATGCAGCTAATCCCCAACCAAAGCCAGGTAATTGTTCTGCAGGTCCTACTGGATAATAATGTTGTACTCTTATTCCTCCAGATAAAGTTGCACCTGCTCCTGTTTCAGCTGATGGCATTGTAATAGTTAATGTTGTAGATGTAGGAACTGATGTTACCATAAATTTTTTATCATCAAAATCTGCAGCTGTATAATCGGATCCTGTAATTGTTGTAAAATTATCTAAAAGAATAATGTCATTTTCCTGTACTCCGTGGTCCGTGCTGAATGTTAAAGTGACCGTTACTGAACCATTCGTTGTACTAAATGCATTGGTTAATGTAGTTGTAGTTTTTATTGGGTGAATGTCATAGAATACACCACCTGTGTAAGCATATAAAATTCTGTTTGTGCCTATGATTGCAAATTTGTTACCAGACTTGTTAACTAAATGATGTAAAGCTCTTGCAGCTCCAGTTAATTTAGACTCACCTAACTGTGCCCAACCACCTATCTTCTCAGGGGTGCCGTATCTAAACCTTACATTATCTCCATCAACCCATTGTCCTTCGGCTGTGGTTTCTGTAATCTGTTTATTGAATCCTGGTTGAAAACCTATCTTTTGTAGCATATGGCTCCATTATAATACTATTTTGCAAATGATGGTAGACCTAACATAGCTCTTCCATCAAATCTATTTTTATCAGCAAATGGGCCGTTTACATGGTTATAATGTAAAAATACCTGACCGCAAATGTTCCCGTCAAAAGGCTCTCGCCAATGTTCGAGTTCACAGCCACTATATACTAACATATCCCCTACTTCAAGCAATACCTTTGTGCCCGCTGGAGCGTTTGGTTTAATGATTTTTTTATACTCATCTATAACATTATCAGAACCCGTTCCATCTATAAATATAGGCCAAGGATCTCCACCTAAATTTAAAGTACAAGATATCTCACAACTTGGCCTATCTTTATGTCTTCTAAGTTCATCGCCTTTTTTATATGCTCTTGCATAAGAATAAGTTGGTATCAAATCTAGTCCTGTGTGTTGTTTCATTACAGGCAACATTTTAACCAGTAAAGTATCCATTACAAAATCACCATAACAAGAAAATGTATTTGGTATTTGTTGATCGGTCCATGTTCCGAGGATCGGGGACTGTGAATGTATGTTGTTTTGATACATGAACTTAACAGCATCTCTTTTAAGTAAGAAATAATTTAAAATAAAATTAGCTAGTTCATAGGGTAAAGCGTTTTTAATTACTTGATATTTTTGTTGTTGAAATGTCATACCATCATCCCTTTCTGTAAAAAATTAAACGACACAGATATTCTTATATCATTAGATTCATTAGGATCAACACAATGCATTAACCAAGATGGAAACATAATTAAGCGTCCTGCTTTTGGTTCATAATGTGTTTCTCTCCACAATCTATTAGGTAACTTTCCTTCTTTTTGTTGTGGTCTGGACATAGCAGCTGACGACCTTGGATCATCTATTTTTAAATAACCACAGTTTTTAGGTGCTTTAATATAATAAACACCAGACCATAATGAATTAGGATGTTGATGTGCTCTGTTCATTCCCCCTGGTGGATTAATGTTAGCCCACATATTACCTAAAAAAGGTTCTGATCTTAAATGTTCTTGATCGTAAATAGTTCTTTGTGCAGAATATAACATATCAACAAGTTTTGCATACTCAGGTAATTCATGCATGTTAGTTGTTGAATGCCAACCTTGAACATTGGTTCTTACCACCCCTTTATCTTGTTTAGACCAAGCTACAATATCTCTTTCAAGTTCTTGGTTTAAAGTTGGGTGTTCTATATCTGCAATATAGATAGGTGTTGGAAATAATAAATCTCTATACATTACTTAAAAGGGGTTCCTCCAAACCACATAACAAGTGATTGTCTTCTACCACGGGTTACAGGTTTTACTCTGTGTCTTATAAATGATGCAAAGAATACTGCGTGTCCTTGTTTTATTTTAGCAACTTTACCTTCAGCCATTAGTTCTAAATCTCCACCTTCAAACTCTGATTCAGGTGAAAGTAATAATGTCATTGATATTTTTCTAACAGGAGGTTCGTATTGCATGTTAACATCATTATCTACATGCCATTCATAAAACCCTCCTTCTGGATATTCAGTATACTGTGCCATTTCATTTATTGTCATTCCATCAAAACCAAAATGATTGCGATTAGTAGCTTGCATTATCTTATCTATATCTTTGTACATATCCTTCATTTTAGAAAAAGGTATCCAACTAATATGTGATGTTCTAGTATTAGTATCTACATGTCCTCCTTTAGTACCTTTTTCATTTCCAACTCCAGCATCATTTCTAGGCTCTGCACGACCTGCTTGAATAATCATTTTACATTGTTCAGGTGTAAATATTGGTGAAGTTGTTTCAACTATATAAGATTTCCATCGTGGTTCTGTTATCATATTAATATCCGTATTCTACCCATCCTGTTATTATATATTTATCATTTGATAGAGGTGGGTTGCCTCTATGAATGTGTGTAAATTGTGAAGGCCAAACTAGTAATGTATTTTTTTCAGGTTTAAAACGACACTTCTGGTATAGAAATTCTGTCTCTCCACCCTCGTTCACATCATTAAGATATACCATAAAAGCTAGTATTCTATTTCTAGCTTTCATCTCTGCATTCTCACAATGCCAAAAATGATACCCTTCTCCAACTTTAGTCTTTTGTATTTTAACTTCCAGTATGTTGTGTGTTGCAAGTTTTTTAAGATAAGAATATTTTTGAACGTATAGAGGATATACTTCTTTAAAAAACATATCTATAAAAGGTTTGTTGTTATAAGTCATTGCAACATTAGTGTCTCTTATAGTATCAATTGCATTATCTGATACTAACATCTCATCCTCACGTCTTGGATATACTGCACCTTGTTGTTCACACTTATTAAAATAATTTGTATAATCATCTATTAATTGATCTGGCATAAAGTTTTTAAATAACCCTATGTGATTATCTATATAATATTGTTTATCCACTAATTAGCTCCTCTATTTCTAACAGGATCAAAATCTACATCACAGTTTGCAGCAAGAGTTCGTCTTGTCTCATCGGTTCCATTAAATGGATATACACAGTGTCTCATATCATATGGAAAGATATAGAAATCTCTAAGGTCCATTGGGGGTTGATAATCTATTTTAGCAAACTGACCGTTAGCTGCACCTAATATTTGCAGTCTACCGTTTTGTTGAATGTGTCCTGCAGAATATTCTTTACCATAAGTAGAAGGTAGTTTTAAAATCATTACACTAGATAGACCTGTAAATAACATTCCTCTATGAATGTGAGCTGGATTATATTCATGCTGTTTCATTTCATTAACCCATATAGAATTTAAATGAGTTTTATAATCTCGTATAGCATTGAAATTTAAATAGTGATTAAACACTTGCATAAAATAATCTGTTATATTTTTAGGTAGAAAGTTATGGTTCTTCATCTTTGTTTGATCTTCACCATGATAAAATAAAGAATGTTCTTTCTCTATCTTACCGACTAATTGTCCGTTAGCAGGTGCGAGACTATTATAATTTTGCTCATAAATTTGATTGATACTTGTAAATATATCTAAAGGCACTTGGTATTTAATAATACATTGACCTAAAAACGTTGGTTTAAAATTTAATGTGTCCATATCTTTCTTTTATAATTTTTGGAATCTTTTCTATGTAGGGGTTATATACTTTTCTAACAGATCCATCAAATAGTTTATGCATGTT